TGTGTGTCACGCGAGTGACCGCTCCGTACTTTTAAGTATGGAGTCCACGTAGGGAGTTACTCGGGGTACTCACTCCGAGACAACAAAGGAGTACCACCTTATGTCGTTGGAAAGCAATGTCGTCTCGGTATATTCTGACTGCACTTATGCAGACGGAACCGTGATTTGGCGCAAGCCAAGTCGAACGACGACATTCACCGTGACCCCAAGCCCCTGTAACAACGTTGGAAACCATGTTGACCCGACGCCCTACTCCTATCAAAAGGTGGAGGACATCGCGGCATCTGGCTACAAAGTCTACAGGTACTACGGTGACGGATCCATCCGGGACTCCAGCGCCTACGGCGTTGGAGCATGTCCGGGCACGACAGCGTACTTTTTGGCTGTAGCTTCGGATCCTTATAACAAGGCCCTGGCTAAAGTCGTTGATCAGATCAAGAACTCCGATCTGAACATCAGTACGTCGGTTGGCGAGGGTCGCGAGACCCTTGAAATGTTGGGCGGAATCGCTAAGAGTGCGTTCGGGGTTAAGCGCCGTCTGGTCGATGCTCTCAAGTCTGGGAAACCAGGCGCGAGACTCAAAGACCTTTTAAGGGACGGGGCTGCTACTCTGAATGACCTCAAAGCGATAGGTGGTGGGTGGTTGTACTTCTCCTTAGGAGTGCAACCGCTGCTCGCCGACATCGAGGCCTTGCGGTCTCATGTCCTGTCTGACAAAGCAGAGGGGGTTAGGTTTTCCGTCAAGGGCCGTGCCAGCGAGTTTGCTGAGGTGACCGATGTCGGGCCGTGGGATTTTTATAGTCCTCCAGCCTACAAAGCAACCCAGTACCTTGTGAGTACGGACTCCCGTAGATGTGAGATCGGCGTGACTGTTTCCATCACGGACCTCCACTCCTATGAGAACTGGCGGGCGGGTATCGGCCTTCGGCCGACGCTCGCGTGGGAGCTCCTTACTCTATCATTCCTGGCAGATTATTTTGTCAAGATCGGAGAGTATCTAGAGCTGATGGAGGCTGCCCTTTACAACAATGGGTTCTCCTTCTCAGGTGGTTACGTGACTACGACGCGCAAGCGCACGAGTCACTATACCTGCGAGTTTTTGCAGGTGAAAGGCCTAAACACCTACCCATACATCGAGGGGGGAGCGGTCATAAACTATGGTCGTTCCGACGGCGGCAGGAATTCCCTTGAGAAATCAAGATCCCTGCTAACGTCATTTCCAACCCCCCGATCCCCGCGTCTAACCATCCCGAGAGCCAGCACACAACTGCTTAATGTGGCTGCATTGCTCTCACAAGCTCTTTCGAGAGGAAAAACGTAAGATGATCACCAACAACGTGGATCTCATCCTGGCTGACGGCAAGAACACTCCCGTCAACCACACCTTCAACCCCATGTCGCGTGTTCAAGACAACGTGACGCGTTGGTGTGAAACCACTGCTAACGGCGGGCTGGCCCTCGGTTTTTCCGAGGTCACCTTCTCCGTCCGCGAACCTGTGGCCAACGCCGCCGTCCCGGTGTACAAGCTCGTCAGCACCATCCGGGTCCCGAAAGTCGATGTAAGCATTCCCTCCGCGCCGAAGATCCTGGCGACGGCGGAAGTGCGCATCGAGTGGAAGTTCCCGGCCGTGATGAACGATGCCGAGCGGAAAGATGTGGTTGCATACACTCGCAACCTCCTGACTTTTGCGGGCGCCAACTCCCTGGGCGACAACATCGTCGCTCAGCGTAACGCCTACTAACAGCCAGCCGCAAGGAGCTTCACCGTGGACTCTCGTCTCGAACTCTTCAGCAGGGATCTCTCCCTGCTGTGTGAAGGCCTCAACACGCCGCGCTCTTTGAGTGTCTGGCTCCTTTGGAAGTACAAGGAGCATCGACAACTGTGCGAGCTATCGACAGACCCTCAAGCGTACCAAACCTGCGATGTAACGGGATTCCGTGACGACTACCTGATAACTGAGTACCTTAGAAAGGCTCAGTTTCTGGAAACCGGCATAGATACCCGTCAAGTCGCCCTCGACAGCTTCGCGGCTGCAGAGGAGTCTTGCAGAATGACCAACGATCGCATCCGAACACTGTCTGAAGGGGCGCGAGCCCCTAACTGGAAACTCGAGGCAATCCTTGCCCGAGCCCAGCATAAAATCAACATGTGTATCGGAAATACGGTCAAATGGTCTAAGATGCTCGACTGGTTTAGGTGGGGTCCGGGCGCTACATCTACGCTTCGCGGCGAAGATGCTAGCCTGGAAGGAAAACTCCGCGAACAGAAAATCAGTGTCACGCATGAGGCTTTGCCGCTCCTTCGAGCGGCGATCGCTACGGATTACAACTGGCTTCGTGTGAGAGGAGTGGACCCAGAAGGTCCTACTTCCCTCACTGACGAACACTTCCAAATCGTTGGAAGCAGTCGTGGCCTCACCGTAGCGAAAAATGCGAAGACCGACAGAGTAATTTGTGCTGAGCCCAGCGGGAATTTATTTCTCCAGCTGGGTTTTGGCGCGTATCTCCGTCGGTGCCTCCTTCGTGTTGGTATCAACCTCGACGACCAGACAGTGAATCAACGTCTGGCGCAGAGGGGTGTCGCGGAAGGGTTAGCCTCGGTTGACCTAAGAGCGGCATCAGATACCATCTCCCTGGCAGTAGTGTGGTTGCTACTGCCATACTCCTGGGCGTCCGCGCTTGCGCGCGTTCGCTCCCCAGCTACCGACTTCGGCAGTGGCCCCGTCACCCTTGAGAAGTTCTCATCAATGGGCAATGGGTTCACGTTCGAGTTGGAGTCACTCATCT